TTATAGTGATAGCTGAGCTTATCGAAGTCGGGGCTTGGTTGCTCGTCAATGCGTTTATAGGGAATTCCGTACTTAAACCTGTAGGACTTTGTTCAGTAGTTTCTAAAAATCTTATAGCTTCTAGGTTTTGAGGCGCGTTTCTGAATCTAAGCCACTCGGCGGCTTGCATACCCCCCGGTTGATCCCAACTGCTGAGTGTAAGATCTTCAAATCTTACATTGCGAGGATGATAGTTTAACATTTCCTCACCGAGGTATAGGCTTGTTACTCTTACATTCCTCGGTTTCCAGTCATCGGTATCCTGAGAATATATAGCAGTTGGGGCTTGGTTCGCCCCTAGAACCTCAATACTAACAATGCTCGTAGGTGCATCGCTTGCAGACATGTCGATATCGAGCTCTAAATTGGTAGGTGCGTCACTTGAATCGAGAACCTTGACACTTATTAGTGAAGTAGGTGCGTCGTCGGAAATAAGTTGCTCTTCAGCCAACAATCCACTCGGTGCTTCAGATGCTAGTTCTAATATTTTCGCAGCTACAAAGTCTCTTGGCTCAGAGCCGTCTAACTCCAAGTTAATGATTTTAACGAAGTTTGGCTTATGCTTATAGGAAATAGCTTTTACGCCAAGTAAAGATGGCCCTTCGCTAAGTGTCTTGTCGGCCGCTGAGATGCCCGTCGGAGCTTTTTCTTTCCCTAAGTCTAGTTTTATTATCCTAGCGTTAGCTGGGTTGTGATCTTCAGTTAGTGTGAGATCTTCTCCCACAAGACCGGTCGGAGCTTTTTCAGGCCCGAGCGGTGGGCAATTACCCCTAGATCTTATTTCTATTGTGTATTTGCCTGGTACATAATACCAAGCAAATCTAGAAACATCATTACCATTCTCGTCGAATACATAGGCTTCATCCCGTTGGTCGGTACTATTTTCAATAGAGCCGTTAAAACTACAATATACAACATAGTGAACATTGGTCTTTACGCCTGCACTAATAGTTTTCGGTACACCGATCGCTATAGTTTTACCTTGAAATATTTCGACGGGGTCGCTCATTAGAAACTTTTTCCTATTAGATGCCCTACGGAAACCTCTCTTAAAGCCCAAGGGTATTTATTATGAGAGGCTATTAATAGTTTAATTTTAAACCTACGCCCTCTAATATTAGTAAACACTTTCATGTGTTCTTTAATTAAACCTTTGTACTGCCCGCTGTATTTCTTTTCTTCGTTTCCTACAAACCCCCACACATGACCGAAAGAGTTTTTATGAAATGATAAATCTAGTCGGTGTACTTGTTTTTCATTGTGCTCATCACCTAAATGAATCCAGTTAGTTTCGAATATGGCTAAATAAGCATCCCTAAAGAACAATGGGTTTTTTATAGACCCCGAAGTTTGAACGGGCTCATCAAAAGGTGTAGGTAAATATACACCTCTGTAATGAAAAGAATTTTCAGTAGAAGACCCCACTACTCCATCTTCATTCTCACTAAATGGGTATTTAGTTTCCCACCATAGGCCGCCAGGAGGCTCCTCGAATACAGTGTCTTTAAACTGAGTTAAATCCGTGGTGATTACTTTATCGCCTTGGGTTACCGCCAAAAAACCTTCATCACTTGAGTTGGTAACAGCGTTTATATCTTCACCTACAAAAGGACCCGCAAGGGTGTCGTTATTCTCAGACAGCATAAACCCTTTATATTTTGGAGGCTTTGTCGTACCGGTAAAATCGGGAGTCCCCGTACCAACGACTTCAACATTTTTTCTACCTATATCCTCATCCATAATATATAGCTCCATTCTTCTTGTTAGCGGCGTATTCTTCGGTTTCTTTAAACTCTAACCAATTAAGTACTCCAAAGTCCGTTATAGCTCCGTTGGCTGCCGCAAAAGCTTCATTTACATAAGTCATACCGTTTACCAAATCACTACCTGAAGAACCTTCTTGTTCTAATCTATTGTAGTCGGGATCTCTAGGGGTATAATTATTATTAAAGTAATCTATACCAAATTGAGAAGGTGCGACTAAAACGGGTGCTAGCGTTGAATTCCCGATTCCGTCTATAACATCTTGAGCTGCATGGATTGCTTCATGCATATATGTGGCATGCGCTCCAGCGACACGGACTACCGCATTAGGGTTATCGGGGTCACAAAAAGCCGAGCTACTGTCGGGGCCAAAGTTTAAAATAATACTATTTTCAGTTTGTTCGTATTGCCCGTGAATGATGCCGAAGCGACCATTAACCTGAACCATATCTTTCGCACCTACTTTTTGCTCAACACCCCAAGCTTCTAATTGAGAAAATATAGTAAGTGCGTCTGCTAAGTATTGATCTATACCACAAGCCGTGTAAAACTCAGTAAGAAAATCGGTCGTCAGTATTTTTTCGTCTCTCCAACCCCAAGTAGTTGTAAGCGCTCCTCTGTCGGGGGTTAAGTTAGCTAAAGCTGAATTTAGTTTATCAAGTCCGCTTGGCTCATCTGGTTTTGGGTTAGGGTTATCTGCACACTCTACCGAAACGGTTAAAGCTGCCGCGGGCTCTGCCGGATCATACCACGGATTCATATTGACCGTAGTGTTGTCTATCCCGACTGCTTCTAACCCGTAATTCTCAAGATGGCTTAATGGATTTGAATCTTGGAAAAGTGTTAACCACTCGGCGGGGTCAGGAGCGCCTGAATTAATGATTATGAAAGGACCTGTTTTATTAAAAAGCTCTGTTCCCGACCTATCTTTAATTATTACTTTAGTACCGGCCGTGGCCACTAACACATCAAGACTTCCGGTAGTTGACTTAGGTGCTTTTACATCTTCAACACTTTCCGTAAAAACATCTTGTTTGTTACCGGTGGGCTCAAACGCTTTGTCGCCAGGTATACCCATAAACGCGGCTCTACAAGAGCTAGTCACGGTGCCGCAAACATCATTCGGGCAAGTTGCAGAGACAGTCCAAACGGTGCCTTGTATCGGCCCCCAAACTTTTACTTTTAATTTAGTTGGCTCGCTTTTTATTTTATCAAAAGTGTAAGTGCCTCCCGCTGTTGAAGGGAGAACTTTGATCTCTTCTCCTATAATTTCGGCCGGGATTGTTACGGGATTACCGTTGGCATCTTGAAGAGGTTTGTCAGTCCATACCCATTTTACATCTTTTAATTCAACAACTGGGCCAGCTCCGGTTGGGTCTACTGAACACCAACCTGAATCAAACAACTCTACCCCGTCCCATTCAAATACAAATCTGTCGGGTACATATTGAGGAGTGTACGCTACAGTTACTTCTCCACATTTGTCGCCTAAATTAATTTCAAATTCATCAGGTGTAGGCCAAGCAATACCGCCCGTTCTAGCTACATCCGTTTCACACTCGGCAACTTGCGGCGGCTCGGGTGTAGAGGTGTCGGCGGATTCATCCTTAGGTCTTACATAAACATCATCGGGATCATTAGGGGCATCAGGTGGGTCTTCCCCGTCATTAGGATCTTCGGGCTCAGGAGCGGGCTGCCCATCGGGTGTAATTATTTTATCTCTTTCTTTGTAGAGATCAGGCTCGGGGCATACATACTCAGGATCGACGGGTATAATTACATCATTTGCTTCAGCCCAAGTTTTATAATCGGGGTTTTCTATAAAAATAATATAAGTACCTGAGCTAGGGTCGTATCCTGCAAAAGTTTTAGAAAGATCATCGGGGTGGTGTTTATCCCACACACCTTTAGCTATGTAACTAGCTTGATCTTTATCAGACTCAGACTCCACTTCTTCACCCGATCTAGTAGCACTCTCGTCTTTGTAGATTTGCCCATCGTGGCCTACCCAGTAAGGCATCGGACCATCTGAATTTGTTACCGATGCGTGTGAAGCTGCACCCGAAAAAGCCGAGCTTGGGGTCTGCTCTGTTCTAAAACCACTAGACGCTTGACCGGGCTTTGGTGTGTATAATAATGTACAACCTTTATCGGTGTGAACGATAACTTGATTATTGACGACTGATAAACCCGTTATTTCGGTAGCATTAGTTAAAAGTAAATCAACTTTACTTACGGGGAAATCAGAGTAAGGAGCATCAACATCGGGGTTTGATAGATTTGCGGGTTCTGATACATAAACCGACAAAGGGTTATTGCAATCGCCGGCTGCAAATAATGCTTTACCTGGGCCGACAACGAAGTACTTACAAAGCGGAAAAGATCTCCACTCCATGCTATAAATTTGTTCATCTGGCTCATATTTGTAATCCTCTTTATTAATACCTACTTGAAGAGCGTTAGCCGAGCCATCGCCGAAGACCAACGACCTATTACCAACGCTATTAAAATAAGCGTTTCGTTGATTAAATGTATCGTCTGTAAGGACGGGACCAAAATTATCAAACCCACCTAACTTGCCTTTTGAATTCCTAATAAGACCTATGTCATGGATAGCTCCAAACCTACTTATATACGCAATTTTATCCCCTTCGTCATTCAACACCATGTCAACACGATTTGAAGATGTTTCAGATAACGGTTGGTCTGAGAGATCTAGTAACTCTGTCCATACGGGCGCTGAACGAAGGCCGCCGGTCGGCTGCGGTATGCAACCTTCTACGACCGCAAGGGACCCTCGATTTGCATCATCTCGATGACCCTCGATTCCCGTAAAATTAGGTATCCTAAAAAACCTCACTTATCCTTTTTAGGCTCTTCTTTGTAAGGAAACAACCGGTTGAGTTTTTCTTGCCTTCTTTTACACCCTCCGCATTGCTTAATTCCCATAGCATTAGTTACCTTTTTAATGGTATCACCGAGCCCTTTACTTTTTTGTCTATTTGTCAATTCTTCTAGCCGCTTGTTATGCGCAGCCGTATCAACTTCCGACATTTTCTGAAGTATTGCTTTTCGTCTGTCGTTGTATTCAAGTTGTAGCTTTTTAAGCTCCTCTTCTAGTTCTTTTTTAGTAGTCATAATAATTAAGTATTTCTGCTCTCATTAGGTCTAAAACTGTTTGAAAATCTTCTACTGTGTCGTCTAATGAATATGCCTCGGCTTCCAGTCCTAGCACGAAAAAGTCGGCGTCTGCTCCCTCAGCTTCTATTGCTTCGTCTAAACCCGCGGCATCTACTATATTTATAAAATTCATTAGAGTGTCACCTACAGTTCCGTTTTTGAAATCTTGAAGCAAGTGGACACATTCATGAGAAAGAGTTTTTACGGCCTCACTTTGCCAAGGTATACCCAGCAAATTTGCTCGTTCTTTAATAGTATCAATATACAAAACTAGTGTACCCGCCGTTTGGTCGTACTGCCCCGCGACAGTATAAGTTTGCCCGGGTTGTTGAGGTAACGAAGAGTCGAGTGTAACGGTAGCCCCTAGAGCCTCGGCCGCTTTTGTTAAATTAGCTAAAAAGATTTGTCGATGAGTTTCCGCTTTGTTAAAATAAGTGCTCCACACTCCAGGTGTTGGGGTTTCTAATATTTTAACAGAGCTATGCCCACCATTAGCCGATATTAAAGCTATTCTTGCGTCTTCGGGTTCATAGTGTTTAGTAAGCCAGGGTTTAGATTTTTCTGATTTATTTGAAAAAACATAGGTCTTGTCGTCGGGGTTTTTATGAGGGTTTGGATCCCACATTTTATATTGTCTTCCGTCTATCCCGTATAATTTCCAACCGTCTTCTTCTTTAACTAAAGGGTTACTTTTTTGACCCGCTGGGTAGTATTGACATGACTCACAATCCCATTCATAAAACCTTCCCTGCATGTTTTGAACATTGTCTCCAACGGAACTTATAAGCTCTACATATAAATTTTCCATTGGTTCTCCCGTTGCGAGATTTGGCATTTTTAGATCCTCATCACAACAAGCTATGATTTCTAATTCATCTGTATGGTATGAACCGAGAAGTTTATTCCCTTTCCATAGTTTAAAAAAGCAACTGCCGTATACTTGTTCCGTGCGCTCTTCGTCTATATAGTGCCAATCGTCCTCCATTGGGTCGTGCGGCTTAACTTCCCACTGAAACAATCTTCCGCACTTTTTGGGTTCTTCTTTAACATAGGCGCATTGACCGGGGAATGTACACGCCGTTGGCGGGCAATCGACCGGCATCCATTCATCAAAGAAAACTGACTCCGTAACAACTTGATAATAGTCACTCTCATTTGAGTCTTCTCTAAGAAGGACTACGCAATCAGTTTGGGTAAAGGTTTCCATGTAAGCTTTTTCATCCGAACCGTCATCGGGGTAAGCACCCGCCTTGTCGCAATATTCTACGAAATATGTAATCCCGCCCATATCTTCTACCCACTCCCAACAGCCCGTCCAACCACAAATACAATCAGATGGGCAGGGATCTACTTTTACATAGTTCTTTTCGTAATTATCTTCATTAATAACAATAGGGGGTATGTCGATATTATCCCCCGTGTATGGGTCAATTGGTTGGAGTACTATTATACAAGGCTCGGATCCCTCGTAGCTTGAGTATCCTTCCTTAGCTCCTGAATATATAATCCTATAAACCTTGTTACTATTATCGGAAGGAGATACGCAACCCGACTCATCTTTACACGGTTTTTCGCAATCATCACAAGGCCCATCCGAGCATATTAAATTGCCGTCATTATCAAAACAGCATTTGTGGGGTAAAAAATCCATTAACTCGGAGTACCACAAGGAAGACCCTTCATAAGTCTTCCTACAGAGTCTTCGTTAGTTTGACCATCGGGTACAGAGGTGGTTAATACATTAATAGTTTTTGTCTCATATTGACCACCACCGACATACACACATACCGAAACTTCTTGTTGGTAAACCTCATCTCCAACTTCGGGGCCTTTTAGGTGACCATAAACCTTTTGTGTGCTGTCTGATTTTTTAGTTAAGACTCCGCATTTTACAGTGTATTGGTCTACAAGGAAGCTAAACTTAATAAAAACTTGGTTGTTTACACAATCAACACCTTCGGGGTTAAGCAAGGTACTTCCATTAGCATAGGCTGCAGGGTTTATTACTTTTAATGTATCGCTGAGCGGAGCCTTGTCCAAAATTGGAACATATGCTTTTTTAGTAATGTTCGAATTTTCAAGCAAAAGTTCGGGGTAATCAAAATATGAAGATGTAGATTGCTCTTCCCCTAGCTCAATTTCTTCCGTAGTCAATCGAGCTTTTTCTGAAGCCTGAAGACTTTGATCCGTAGCATCTATTGTGTACTTGTACCTATCAAATTTTAAGGTCGGAGAGTTAACGCTCGAAATATCAACTTTATCGTACAGAGCTCCTTTCCAAGTTATAGCATTAGGAGAACCGGGTGTTCTAGTTATTTCATTAACATTAAAAGAAGCACTCTCGTCGTAAGATGTACCGTAGTTTTTGTTTAGATCTACTCTACTGAAATAACATATTTCGCTAACATAATAAGGTTCAACCTCATCAAATGTTATTGAAGTCATTTCCATCGGATCATAATTCGTACTTTGAGGAGTTATGGTCGTCTCAAACTTATCGGCGGGGACTGTGTGGGAATTATCAGTGGTAACTGAAACTGATGTACTGTCTATTGTTTTGTCGGGTTGCGGGTTGTCCGTACCTTTTACATACTCGGCACTGTGAATAGTCGCCGAATCATCGGGCACTGTGTTACCGCTATTGTCTACAGTTTCAGTTATGCAGATTTTCGTACCTTCTACATTAAAATCCGTGGGTTTAGTAAGAGGATTTTTACCTACTCTGGTGGAAAGTATTTCCGCGTCGGGAACATCACTGTCGTCGGTTTTAGCTACTTCACATTCTTTAATACTTTTAGTAACTTTATTAGGGTCGGTATCTTTAATATAAAATCCAAGTTCTCTGATGTATTTAGTTTCTTCCTTTGGATCTATATTACTTATATCCCAATCTATTTTTGTAGACTCCGCGTCGTTTATAGTTGTGGATTTTGTACCTACCGATGTGCTATCAATATCGATGTCGGGTATAGGTGATTTGTCACCCGTAGTAAGTTCGTAAGCGTCAAATTCGATGTCTTCTTGCTTATAATACTCATCTACTTCTTCGCATTCTACTTTTAAGCTGTCTATGTCTTCGTCAATATCTTCGGGCTGTTCAGTAGGCTCTTCGATTTTTAAGCTGTCTACCGGGTAAGTTTTAGGTTCAGGTGGGGGGCTTATCGGTATTTCCTTAAACTCTGTACTGCTTATTTTTTCTTCGGGTTCTGAGCCGGGTTCCACAGTTATTGACCCCATATTTTCGGTAGTAGTAGGGCCCATGCCCCCTGTTCCGTTGAGTGTTTGACACTCTGAAGTATTTAGATCTAACGAACCTTCCGTATTTGTAACTGTAACTGGCTTATATTTTATAAGCTTTTTAAATTGTTTAAATGTAAAGTTCTTCGGGATAGCTTTATATTGCTTAGCCTCTTTGTAAACTATCTCTAACTGTTTAGAGGTAAGCTTAAGCGCCTTACGCTCCATTATAAATTTATATTGTTTTGGAGTAAGGGTTACTTCTTTTTCGTCTTCAAATTTTATCGTTATCTTAGACGGTTTAAACTTAGCCCATTTAGGGTTGTCATGCGTTAAAGTAGTTGTCTTGTTTTCTAAAGTAAGCTCATAAACATTAGAGAAATTAAATTCATAATCTTCCGAGCTTATCTCTAGTTCTTTATTTTGATATTTTAACTCAGTTTCACGCGGTGTAAGTGTGACTTCTTTGTTTTGATATGATAAATCACTTTTATAAGGAGTAAGAGTTACCGTTTTAGGGTCGTCAAAAGATACAGTAGTGTCTTTTTCCCGCCAGTACAGTCTTTCTCGTTTTAAACATTCAAAATAAACTTTCCAAGGCTCTGAGGTAACCGTAGTTTCTTCGTCCGTTGAAACAGTTACCGACTTTGCTTTTATAACATCCGTACGCTTAGTTTGAGCGAATTTGTAAATATAACTGCTAAAAGTAGCAGTCTTTTTAGTCCCGACCCACTCACCGGGTCTTCTGGTAATTGTTAATTTATGTTTATCAAAATCAAAAGTAGTATTATAAATTGTCGCCGGTATTTGTTGCCAAGTTGCATCGTACGAAAATTTCTTAATTGTATTTTGTATGCGGTGAGTGACCGCTTTCATTTTAAGATCTACCGCAACTTCTGTTATGTTTATATTAGAAATTGATGCGTTCAACGCATTATTATTTTCATACTCGGTAACCTTTATTTCTTTAGTGATGTTCGCTAAAGTTAAATTATCTTTTTGCTCATAAGTAGTTATTTTTACCGGCGTGCCCTTTACATAAAAATCCCAATTCTGAGTGTAGGTGGTCGCAGACCTTTCATTGAAGTATTGTCTTCTCTCATTAACTACGATTTTTTTAACATCAAAAGCAAAGCAATCATCCGTAGATGATGCTGCTGAGCTTGTTAAAGCAAGTGTGTCAAAATCTTTTCCGAGATTTTCATTAACCCCAAGACCGGTTAGTATATTGAATTCGTCGTCTTTTGCCTTTGTTCCTTTATCTACATAAGCATTTTCTAAAGACTTAAGAACGGTGTGCTCTTCAAGCTTTTGCTTTGTCCCCAGTATCGGATTTAACGCGGTAACCTCGGTAAATTTATTAGTACTTTTAACACCTTTATTAACATTAGTTGGCGTCCCGGCGGTTACATTGGTAATTACATCAAAATTATCTTTCTGACTTGGACTAGGTGCGTTAAAACTTAACTCAGTTATTTCGGAAACATTTATATCGTTGTCGTAATCCCAAGTTACATCTTCACAATCGATATTTATATCTAAGTCCGTAGTAAAATTAAACTTCTCTAAATCATCGGTTCTTTCTTCCCAATTTACATCTACTCCGGGTACTTCCTGACCAGCGGGATCCGACAAATGGTCATCGGTAACTTTCCATGTTTTCCCGCCGTGAGTGACTACTTGACCTTTAGTATATTGCGTATTTGGAGCCCAGGCGGGGTAGCTTCGAGCTTGAGCAGTAGATCCGTTTGAGGTTGGAGCACCAAAGTAATAGTCATTCGTGGTCTCCGGCCCTGTCCAACTATGAGTTGCGTCAAACATCTCAATAGTTTCGGTAGAAGGGTTGCCGTTTGGAGTCTCGTTCGTAATTGTTAGCTCATTAGAGTAAACATTAGTAGGCGTCTCAGTACCCGAATCATCAATAGTAGTTCTATTAGTTTCAAAACTGCCATATGCGCAATCTAGCTCCCCTTGTGAAACATTTTCGTGAATATTCCAATCAGTAGAGTCATAATTAGTGACCTCACCCCATGTACCGGGAGTTACTGATGGGCTAGCGGTGCTAAAATCTACCGCAGTTAAAGGTGTCCGTTTTACATCTACCTCGCTTACTTTAAAAGTCTGCGGCTTGGCAGTAGCTGATTTAGATTTTGTACTTTTAGTTGGATCTAAGAAATCCTGATCTATGTCTAATTTTGTAGCTTGTAATGTTGCTTTCGGTTTCGTATTGGTCTTTTTTACTTCCAGCTTAAAGGCGTGAAAAACTACTTTATCGCCTTGAGTAGGAGTGGTTGAGGATAAGGAAAACATATCCAATTCAATATCCTCACCATTTGGTACTTTATCACCCGTAATTTTTTGACTGTAAAAGGTGCAAGGCGGATCAAGGTGAGCGTCAGTTTCCGAAGGCTTAAATTCTACTTTAGTAGGAAGCTCTACATCTATAGGTTCGGGTGCGGGGTCTGGAGTAGTGTCTTTTACCTCAATCTCGGGAAGTTTTAAATCTACTTCTTCAGGCTGGGGGTCGTCCGGGGTGATTGTTAAATCGTCTAGGTTTATATCTTGCTGAGAACCGGGGCTAAGAGTCGTCTTTGAAAACTCCGCCTTTACAACAACTCCCGTGCCGGGAAATGTCTCAGTCCAAACGATAAGCTCAAGACGGGTTTCACCGCTCTCTCTTTTATTTTTAATAGTCCCGTCTATATTTGCTTCTTTTTGAAAACCTGAAGGGCTGTCGCTAGTTCTGTCGATTAACCCCACATAACAATAATACAGACAAGGTGAACCTTTTATTACTATAAGATCTCCGTGAGATATTAATCTATCTCTTTTCCTTTTATTAGGATCCCACTCATCATCTATAATTTTTTGGAAACAAGCGTGCCCTAAACCTCTCGAAGTTGGTGGGGACAGCCCATAATCACCGACATCTACAAAATGTATGATAGTTTGTCTACTACCCGCGGGGCTTTCTACAACATTTAAAGTACCCTCAAATATACTTTCGGGGTCACTATTTTCGGCTATTATCTCCTCAACTTGAGTTTCTAGAGCAATTAACCGTTCTTTTAATTCTTCGGCAGTTTCCTCGCTCATCTAAAAATAAATAACTTCAATTTTCCAAATTCTATTTCTATGGTGGTGAAATATAGGGGTTACCTTCATAGAGCTTGGAGAGTTTACAAGTCTACTACTCCAAATCGTTGCGTCCCACGCAATATGACCACCGGCTTGCTGTATCGCTCTTCCTTGAAATAAAGGTCTTTTAAGAGTGTCTACTTCTAAACTCGTATCGTTATAAAAGAAGACCAACGAACTTCCACCGGGAACTGTTACATGATCCGAAGGAGGCATACGATTTATATATTCTGCACCACTTAAAGCTCCGCAACCCGCACCCTTTAAACAAGCTACATCAACCAAGTCTCTATCCCCCGTTATGCGCATATGTTCGGTTGGGAACCTCAATTGAGTCCCGTTGGTTGTTTGGTAAAAAGCCGCGTTTGAAAAGCTTTGTTTAAAAGATTTGGTATCACTATTACCTTCGGCGTGTACTATAAAAAAGTCCATAGTCACGGCGCCGCTATTCTTAGCGTATGTAGTGGCATAAAAAGGTGCTTGTTCAGCTACCACAAAATAAGTGAGTACACTCGGCGCACCTTGTTTTTTATTACCTTTTTTAAATGTTTTAAATCCCGTGTGGTCAAATCCAACAATAGTTGGGTGGGCTACATTTTTCTCTCGGTTACTTAAAACCTTCCAGTAAGATCCGATAGGTGCTACCCACGAGCATGTCCAGATGTCAACTCCGGGCCTTGAGGTATCTATACTAGCGGAAGCTCTTAACCATCTTAAGTTGTAACCCGCTTCGTTTCTACTGTTCGCCCCAGAGACAGCTCCGAGGCTTACACTATTACCAAGGCTAACTGAAAGCATTTGATCTTGTAGAGCTAAGTCTTCGATAAAATTAGACTTTCTGTCGGCTTCAGTAAAACTATAAGCGAAGTATGGATTTTCTCCTTGGGAATTTACCGAATCGTGGTTTGGAATAACTGCTTTTATTTTTGAGCTATCAAGGACAATACTTGCCCCCGGAGATGTTAAATTTACCCCTTCTGTATAAAATAATTCATCGGAAGCTCTGTAGCTAGTGGGGTCGTCTATGCCCTGCCCTTGCCGAGGATCCCCGATAACAACAAGCTCCTCTCCTTCGCTTAACCCTTGTGTTGTATCTATTACGGCTTTTCCTTTTTCGGTATGAAATATTTGGTCTCCCAATTTCCAAGGAGCTGCCGAATCTATTCTCAACTCCGTTTTACCGTTTGAACTTGATACTACGGTTGCGGCTCTTGCGTATAGGAGATAACTTTCGGTTGCGTTTAAACTTACTCCTAAACTGACCGGGCCAGCTTCGGCAGGTATAGTGCCGGCGGCATCCCCGTCTACATAAGATGCTACTCTTGGCTCAGTTCTCCTAATTACCTCGGGCAGCATATCCCAACAATCCGCATTTGACTCCGGCGTACCATCGTTCAACGCTTCTGCGCCCTGAGTAAGACCGTCACCAGTTTCGGGGTGTAGCGACCACTCTCTCGAATCGTAACCGAGGTCTTGTAAGTTACCTAGTTGTTTCAATATGTGGTTGCTGTTTTTCAGTACCACATACTTACGCGTCATGCGTTTTAACTCACCCGACTCACTAGATTGTTGACTGTACCATGTATCCCTAAGTTTTGCGTATTGCCGTATCAATGTGGCGGTGTCCAATGTATCGCCGGGAATTACTTGCTGATTTATAAGGTAGTGGTCGGTATACTCTTCATCAGGCTCACCTACTCTTCTAAACAAAGCGATACCGTCGTCGGTTCCGTCTAAACCGTCTTTTGTAATTTTTGTGCCTTCAGCGGCAAACTTTCGGGTTATTGTTTGAAAGCCTATTAGCGAGTCTTCTTCGACTTTAGGCTTCCCTATCGGGCGTATTCTTAAATCTTTAGCCATTACCAACCCCCTCTTCTAATAATTCTTATAGTTCTCTGCTTTTGTGGAGAAGAGAAGTGTTTAAGTTTACGCCTAGCTTCTCTCGCAGACTGAACTATTAACTCTTTATTAGCTCCGTTGTAACGGGGGTCGGTTAATAATTTATACTGTGCAATAGGTAATAAAATATCCCAACACACTTCGCCGGGAAGCCTAGGTGAGTCTCCTAACTGCAAGTCTTCGGGTATTATGTTAGCTACAAGTTCAACTTGATAATCTATATCAGGTACGGGGTATAAAACTAATTTAGGATACACCATAAAGTCTTCCGATGTATCTACTTGATCGACATAGTACCATATAGGTCTGTCAACCTCGGGCTCATCCATGTCATACGAGGGAAAGTTTCCTTGGTAACCCCCTACGGGTCTAAAGTCTCCGGAATAGTGGCTTCTTGCCGACACCTCATCTGTACGGGCGTTCATAGGAGAAAGAGGCCCGTGACCAACTAAAACTGGTACCTTTTCTACATCTATGACATCCGTGTCTAGTTCTATAGACTGCACACCTTCGGGGAAATCTACAGCCATCTTCCGAGAAGCCCATCTAGGTCTGTGGCCATCTATAGGCGCGTAGCACTCTCTGTACGCTTGGTTTACCGTTATTTTTACCCGCTCTTGATCTATTAAAGGGAGATCTTCCCATTGATCGGCTCCGAGCATACTCGCTACTTGATCGAGTATGTGGTCAAATAAACAAAGCTGTCTGAATTTTAACCTTTTAAAATAAGAACCCTCCATTGGGGAGGTTAAAATTGTTGGAGCCACCATAGGCGTTTGAGGGGATATCAAACTACTAGAGTTGGGAACGGCAACCTGAGGGGACGGCAAAGTGCCTACATTAGACACAGTAGCCACGGGCTGCCTGACTACGGCAACATTAACGGTGCTACTCGGAGGTAAAGTTACCGAGCTGTTTGATACGGAGTTAGAAGGCGGTAAAGTTACCGTTAAATTTTGTATAGTAGTTACGGGAGCTGCCATTACTCCAACCTATACATTAGGTCAACTTTCTACTACCGCTTGTAATTCGGGAGCACGATCCGTTTTTTCAACCTTCTTGGATTTTCGCTCTTTTTTTGGCTCTTTTTTTGGCTCTTTTTTCTCATCCATAAGAACGGAGAAAAACATACGCTTGTACAACCTACCCTGTGTTCTGAATATGTCGTCTGCTTCTCTTTGAGATTTAGGTTCGTAAGCATAGTGCCTACTTTCCGCATCCCATTCAAAAGTGTATTGCAAACGGCTCATACCTTTTACGCGCATTACTGGGACTGTGCCCATTTGATCTCTTTTTCCGATAATTATTATTTTCATGATATAAAAAAACCTCTCCCCCGCTGCGCAGAGGAGAGGCTATGGTTAGGATTGGAATACGGTGGATATTCTCAAAAGCTTAATAGCTAAATCCGGGGATTTGACGAACTGCTTCGACAAGCTGAGCACCTGGAATTCTTCCGTTGGTGTCTTGATAAGCAGCCATTCCGTAAACGGATTGGATACCTACAGCTGACAAGTGAGCTTCGTTTCCACTATTAGCGAAATCGTCATAGTGGAAGATTTGCTCGTTAGATACTGCACCTTTAGCGTAGTAAAGAGCACTCTTACCCATTGCCAACGCATACCCGATTGGAGTTCCAAGAGAGTTACATTGGTAGATAACGGTTCCGGCTGGGATTGTTCCCGCTACTGCCAAGTTAATGCTGTTCTTTGTAGGAGTGCCGGCGCTTGATGCTGCTGCGAGCTGACCTCCGCTGCTTACGCGAACAAGACCGGTAAGTTGGTTACCGCTATTTACCTTATAAGAAGCACAACCGTAGTCCCCAGTAGGAGAAACTGCGAGAATGTATCCGTCAATATTAGCTGCACCAGTAGCAGTAGTTGCATACTTGAATCCGCCTCCGCCTGGGATCTTTGCGTCGAAACCTGTGAAATTTGCAAAGCAGTCATAACCAAGGGTAAGCGTACCCGCGGTAGCGATAGTAAGAGCATTGCCAATAAGAGCGGTTGGAAGCAAAGGAGAACCTTGGCGTCCGTCAGCTGTGTCGATAATCACATTGTGATTGGCAATAATATTACCGTCCCACATTGCATAATTACCGCTGTACAATTTGTTAGCGCTACTACGCTCGTCAGCTTGAAGAATAGCTTCGAGGTAATCAGGATCTGAACGAAGTGGGCGTAAGCAAGCGTCAGGAGCGAAGAACAAGTAACCGGGAATTTCGGTTTTGTCGTCACCGCCAACATTCATTGGCTCACCACCTTGGGCGATCAATGCTTGTTTAGCTTCCTGAATAATATCAGTACTTAACCCTTCTGTGTACAGAAGATTAGGTCCTGCTCCGTAACCTGAGATGAGGTTTGAAGTAGAGTTGTTCAAGCAGGTGTCACGAAGAACCATTTGGATATGATCCTGTTCAGTGCGTCCTGCCCATTCGGACATAACTTCGGCTGAAAGCTGGTCAATAGTTTTGCCTGTGAAGCGCATAAGTTTTACAACTTGCGTCCAAGCAACAGCGTGACGGATAAGATCCACTTCAACGCTAAATGCGCCGAATTTTAGCTTTCCGGTTTTATTCTTGAGGATTTGTTCCCCACGAACACCCTGTCCGCGAATTGGAGCAACTGTTGTAAAAGTTACTTTGTCTGATCCGCCTGCGCTAAGATCGCGTTTTTCAACTACTGGAGAACCGGAACCTTCAGATCCGATAAATTTTGCGAATACATTCTTTTCCCGAGCGTCGCGAGTTACGAGCTCAGACCAAAGTCTGGTGCGCAAATCACCATCGGCAAAGATAGTAGTACCGCCCTTGTTTGCGGAAGTGCTGTAGTTAGTGTTTGTATTGAGCAAGTCGACATTACCGAAAGTTGCGGCTGCTGACTGTGCTGCTACGGTTGCTGCTTTATTAGCCATGATTAGTTTTTCCTTATATTATAGTGTTAGATTTTACTAACGAAGGAAGCTCCTGCCATCGGGTTGCCCTAGTAACTCATAAAGTTGGTCGTTGGACATTGAACCCATATTGTTGACAATAGACTCCGTTGTTAGCGTTTGTTGAACGGGTTTAGCAGTTTGTCCGGTCGTCAATACTTTGGCTTGATTCCCCATGGCTGGTCTGACTTGCCTTTGCTCAACTGGTTGCTGAGGCTGAGGCTGCTGAACAGAAGGAACTTGTCCTTTCTGAGCCGCAAAGTCATGAGCCATGATTTCAGGCCACCTTGGCGATTGAAAAACTGCTGCGTAATCAGGAGACGATTGAGCTTGTTCAATAAAGTGATCGAACTCTTTTCTGTAGAGTGTCTCTTTATTAGACAGATCCGGGTAGGATTGATAAGCTCTGTCCCTGCTCTCCACCGCTCTATCGCGATGGGTATTATATTCCTCTTCACGCCTCCTTTCATCAGCTCTTTCTTTCCGGTCTTGGATAGCTTGAAGTTGTAGTTCCTTCTTCATAATCTCTCTTTGAAAATTGAGAGCTTGAAGAGTATCTAAATCTTCGGCTGCTTCTTTAACCTTAGTTTCGAGCTCCTGAATCTGAGTGTTCAGAGTCCCCGCTTCCTGTGCAAAGGGGTCAGTCGGCTGTTGAGCTTCCTGAGGTTGTACCGGTTGCGGTTGTGGTTGATTCTGAGTTTCTTGACCGTAGATGACTTTAGCCGCGTCTGCAAATGTACCACTAAATCCTTCAGACCTATATAGATCTATGACTTGTTGGTCTAATTCGCTCTTCGGCCGAATTCTTCTTTTAGCCAGTCTATCTTCTTCAGATTCTACTTCTCCTTGCGGTTCAGCAGTTTCCAAAGAAACCTCTTCCTCCGTACTTGTAGCTTCGGGCTGAGCTTCCTGGGATTGCTCCTCAGGCTGAGGTTCAGCTGTTGTTTCTACCCGTACAGGTTCATTCGTTGATAATGCCTCACGAAGGTCGTCAGTTGACACATCCGCGAGATTTAACTCGGTTTGTTGGGGGGAATCAACCACCCCGGTTTGTTCTTCCATTCCCGTACAATACTAATGTTATACGGAGCTGAAAACCGGTTGTATTAGTACCCGTATATCTTACGCTTGCCTTTGCTTTTCTTTACTGGCTTGGCTTTCGCGCACTGTTGGGCTTTTTTACAAACCTCAGGAGTTTTACATTTTTCGCAAGTTTGGAATTCTTTATTTTTGTCCATCTTTATAGAATTTTAGGAGTTTCCAGAGCATGTAAGTACAAGTAAGTACACCGGCACAAAGTCCAACTATGTCGTTCCATTGTCCGAGCGTAAAAGAGAGCCCGGTTCCGATCATACCAATTATAGGAGTGGAGTCGCTCACGATAATACCTCCACGGCTAAATAAACTGCTACCATGCAGGCTAATATAAACACAATTTTACCTGAACCCGGTAAGGTTTGATAATAATCTTTTAAAAGTTTAAAGTTTTTCATTCGGTGGTTTTATTGGGAAGGGCGCGCGCGTAAGTTGTTTCTCTGCTTCAGTTCGTGCGCATTTTTGGGCTGTTTTTCTAGCTAGCAGGATAGGAATACAAAGATAAGCTAGTAAAACGGAGCCCGCTACCGTTAGTATTTTTTTTATAGAATCCGTAAACTCTTCAAAACCACTAGCTTGAGATTCTAAGCCCTTTTGAACCAATTTATCGACATCTCCGTGGGTCAAAGCATCTACGGTTTCTTTAAGATCCTCATTCTCGGTCATCATCTGAGCGGTCTTACCACCAGCATAACCTACACCGGCGCCAACAGCACCACCCGCTGGCCCAAGAACCGCACCACTAGCCCCTCCGGCTACTGAGCCCATGACTGGATACCAAGATGAAGCTTTACACCCCATAACCAAAAGCAGCATTGCCGCTATTAGTAATATATCTAAAATTAAGACTATATAACCCCGATTACTCATTTCACAGGTTTAGGCTCTGAAAAAACTTCAAACTCATCACCGCGCTTATTTAAGGATAAGAATCTTTGAGTATTAGAAAGAGTTAAAAATCTTAAAATAGTAGTACTTTGAAAGCGCACTAAATTAATACGGTAAATTGTGCCCTTAACGAGACGGTCTGTAGTTTTTAAAGCAATAATTTGTGGCCCGCTACCGGCGGGGAAAGTGTAATCTCTGATGTGACCATTATTTGGTGCAGTAGGGAATTTATAATGGCTGATATATTTAATAGACCCCGAATCCGTAAGTTTTACGGGAGCTACTGCCGAAAACTTAGTGGGTGCGGGGTCGGTTGCTTTCTTTCCAACGAAAGTAGTTGTAGTTTTTCCAATCATGCCTTTTTAACCTTAAACATTTCGGGGCTGTGCTTCTTAAGATTCTTCGATTCTATTTTGATGACCGCTTCCGCAAGAGCCATTGGCGATAAGTTTTCCAACGCGTTAACGACGGCCTTGAGAGCAATTGTCTCCTCGGGACTTGTTTCACGGTCAAGCATTTTGGAGAGGTATCTCCCTCTCTCGGTCTGAAACCGTTTTTCAAGATGGCTAAAAGCCTCATCCACAGTAAGCCTTTTGACATCGGAAAGTTTGTCGAATAGAACGATGTCGCTCATTAAGCTACGGACTGAGCCCGGTTAGTCTTAGTAATAACGCCTGTAAGTACGGTGTATCCTTTTCCAAGTGGGTGGCAGAAGTTACCGAAATTAGCTCCAAGCTGACGCTTGACTACTTCGAGACTAGCTCCTTTTTTGCGATTATTAATCCTGCCCTGCTTAAAAGCATTAGGTATTTTTGAGTGTGTATATTTATTAGCCATGATAGTTATCCTGTTTGTTGTTGATATTGATTTTCGCCCTGTGGATTGCTGTTACCCATTCCCTGGACTTGTGCTGCAATTTGATCACCGGCTTCGGGAGCTTGTCCACCGCCACCGGCACCTTGAGCATCCGCCATGAGTTTCATAATCTCAGCTTCGCTTTTAGGATCGGGAGGTGCGGCTTCGGGTAGAAGCTCTTCCGTATTTTCGTAGCCTAGAGCGTCCAAAATGCGCTTAAACATAGGACGGCTAAACGGTCTGATTTCCGGTGGGTGTTGTAAAAATCTCTCTTGTACTTGGAGAGCTAAGTTAGCTTTTTCGATAGCTCTTTGACCCTGATCCTGAGAAAGAATAACTTTACAATTCATTTCTAGGTTAGCAATACGCTCGGGGGTCATTTCGGCAAAAGCTGTTACATCTCCTTCCATGTACTCATAGATCTCGGCTTCGTCCATAGTTGCCATGGATACTTTAATCAATTTTGCCAAGTGCTCTTCAAAACCGCGTACAATTCTACGCATCCAACGGCGTCCTATTTTAGAAGCTTCGTTAAGTGTAGCTTCAACTCCCGTAGCTGTATTAGCGGGAGATAACGCTTGGTAGTCACCTTGCGCCATGTTCGATACGCCGAGCCAAAGCTGAACCATTCCGAATACGAAATCTATTAACTCTTGAGTTTTGTTGTCTAAATTAGGAAGAGCGGAAAACGATAGAAAGTCTTCCATACTATACTGATCCTTGAGCTGAAATAACTTACCCGCATGAAGCTCTACATCTTCGGGCTCATCTTCGACGGCTTGAGGGTTAACACCTATAATTGGATTAGATGAAAGCTCGTTTCTATAGCTCTCTGAATTAAATTGTTTATCGATATACTCCTGATATGTCCTGATTTTTTCAGGTAAACTCGGACCCCACCAACGGTTCTTCATTTTACCGATAGCAACTGTTACATAAGGAGGTTTGTTATCGGGAGTTAATTTAGCGGTGTACTCGTAAAAAATAGCTTTTTTTAATTCCGTGTCGATAAACACACAGAAATCTTGTGGCTCACCGGTGCCGAGAATGTCTTTAGATATCCAACACTCTACGATAGGAATCATAGGTACTTTTTCCTGATCCCATTTTACGGTGTCCTTTGACTCTTCATTCTTTTCAGAATCAGTCCTTGGATTAGCATCTTTTTTGACAGCTTCTAAATAATCGGCGAATGAGAACCACTCTCTGTTAAGAAAGATCTCTTCACACCAGTGCAGATTTTTGTCGTAAAGTTCGGCTATAAAATCGGCGTATTCTAGGTGCTCAACGGAGCTTGGAGCTAAGAATCTATCGGAATCAACGACCACCGACCGAGGACCTTTGTACTTTATCTGTTGAGTCGGTACGCCTTCGGGAAACGGTTTAAATTCATGTTTACCCGGCGTGACAACGAACGACGGGTCGGCTTCTAGACGAGACTCCGTTTCGCCGGTTTCAGGGTTAACTTCGGGGAATAGATTAGACTCTCCTTCAATTACCGGGCCTTGGTCTAAGATCTCTACAAACTCTTGAATCTCGTTATCAAACAAAGCGCTACGCTCCATGTCGTACCATGTAGATTTACGCTCTTCATAAACGGATTTAAATATAGCGGCTCTTTGGATAAATATATGCAGAAAACTTTCCTCAAGCCTTTCACGGATACGGCCTTTGTCTTCTAGTTTCCAATGGAAATATCTGTTAAAATCTTCAGCGGAATCAGCATCTGCGAGCCCTTGCGGTTTAAATTCGAAGTATGGGCTAGTTCCCGTTATTTCATCTTCAGCTCTAGCTAAGAAATGATCTACGACTAAACTGGTCAAGGGTACTGAAACATTTGATTGTGAATAAATACCGTCTAGCGAATCCCGATCAAACCGATCATTTTCATAAGTTTTCCAAGAAAGTTTATCAGATTTAATCCTAATCGCGTTGTCTTCCTTAAGGGCTTCAACTCTATCCAGCGCGTACTGAACGAGCTTTTCCTCCTGTTCTTTGTTAAGTATTAGATTTGTATTCTTCACGATATCATTTGTTATACATCAATTCCCATCTTTCTAGCTTTGTACAATACTTTAAGCCATGTCGCGACCCGTTGCTTTTCGTACTCTTCGATCTTAGCAGCTTTTTGTGATTCCGACAACTTACCCGCATTAACTTTATCGATGAGTCTTTGTATTGCTTTTCGTTTAGTATCAGCGGCATCTACGATGGGTTTGATTTTTAATAAGTCTTTGTTGGCCAACATTGCTTGTTTAGCTTGTGTTATGTTTTTACCATTTTTTAGGTTTTTTACATACTCATTAGCTACATCTACTCTGTGTTTCAGACCGTAAAATCTTTTAGAAGTTGTGAAACTTGAATAACCTTCTCTGTAGAATCTGCGTGTTACGGGAACTTCCTTCCAATTAACATCTGCATTTCCATTTAAACCTGCATATGCTCCTGAAATAATTCTCGAAAACGCTGCACCTGGGCCACCTGTGTATCCTTCGAATATGTGCTCTAAGTCGCTTCCTGAGAGCCCCCAAAGCATATCATCCATTTCGTTAGTAACCTCGCCTGCACCAAACATTTTCTTTAATGATCCGGGAGTCACTTCGTCACCGCCTAACCATTTGTTAATGCTTTTTGCGGCATCTACGAAAAAGTCTTTAGTTCCTTTACTACTCCTTTCGGAGGCTGGTGTCTTTACTCCGAAGTCTCTGTCTTTTCTAGTAATGGGTGCTCCATAAAAAGTTTCGTTTTGCATTACTTGATACAAAGGAGCAAATACACCAGGAACCCAAGTTTCACCAACGGGGTTAAATGTGTTGTAGAAGTTATCCATAGCGCTTGCGCCATTAGCTATAACTCCTGAGCCACCCATAGCGGGTCCGAATTGGCTTGCGACTACATTAGATGCTTTCTGCCCCATCATCCAAATTAAGTTCCAACCCCAAGGTAATGGGACTCTTAAGTTCTTATCCGTTCCGGGTATAAAAGCTACGAGATTAGAATCTCTTTCAAAGTCACCTAAATTATCGTAATGGTTGCCTTCTTTTTCACCGTCTTCATCTTCGTCGTGACCGGTAAGCAATCTTTGAAGTATCCCCCACATAAAAGATACGGTCATAATTCCGACCACTATTTTAGCAGCTCCTGCATCCCTATTAGCCAACGCTCTTAAGAACCTCAAGTTACCCTGAACTCCTGCGTTAAAGAACAATACCAAAGAACCAATACTTGAGCTTAGCGTACCCTTACGGTTGAAGTCTACGGAGATGTTTCTACCAGCCATAACGGCTTGCTGTATTGTAAAACCGGATTGGAGCAGCTTGGTGGCTACAACCAACCTGACTGTGTTTTCCACACCCGCATTAGCCGCTTCAACTACTTTAATAAATCTATTTTCGAGCAGAGCTGTTTTAGCTTTGCTTATTTTTCTTTTAACTCCGGTCGGTTGAGTTCCGAGGACTTTTTGAATATCCTCCATTGCGTTAGTCATTGCGTCAGGGCCTGAGAAAGCTGTACGCAAGCCATGTGCTTCGAAGAATTTAAACCAACTTTCCCAATCACCTTCGGGTATTTTTAAAGCTGTTTCTCGGTTAACCTTAGCCCACTCGTTAGATCTTTTACCCTCTTCTAAACTTCTTTCTACTTTATAAATACCTTTTGTAACTTTGTAGAAATTACGGGGGTTTAAAAGTGAAGCTACATCTTTAAATATCTTTTTCTTCTCGTCTTCTCTGATGTTAGCCATCGCATTGATCGTATCCCTAACAGCATTCGCAAGAATGAAGTCGGGATTGAACGATGTGTACATCTGAGCGAGGAAACGAGTAGGTACATTAAATAGTTTAAGTATAGGGTTGGTAGGTACGAAATTAAGGTTACCTAACTCAGCTTTCATACGAGCACCGATGCCCGTAAGAGATTGACCACTCCGGGCTACCTTCATGTTAAACTTAACAAATTTAAGCTCACCTTTTTGCTTAACCAAGAAGATAGATGGGTCTTGCATACTTATAGGTATTTCTCCTTTTCTTAAGACCGTTCTAGTTTTACCATCTACTACTTTTTTCTTTAAACGGGTACCCTCTACTGTTGGCATTTTCCCGCTTAAATCTTCTTCGTTAATTACATCGAAAATTTCATTAAACTCTTGGAATATGATCTTTCGCTTAGCGGGGTCGTTAAATAGTTTAGATATACCGTTTGCTTCGGTAATTCCTTTAAAATTGTCAGACCACTCAATATTCCCATCTAAGTTGTCTCTGTTTTTAAATAATTCTAAAAACAACTCATAGAACTCACGCATACGCTGACCGGGTGCTATTTTCGCACCTCTCATAACCATTGCGTCATGATCTAAAAATGCATGAGCTAAAGCAGTTGAAGGGTCGGGCTTGTCCACACCTTTTCTTCTACCTGTGACTCTTTTAGAAATTTCGTTACTGCTCTTTGAAGCCCAACCCGATTGACCCCCTTTTATCTTAATAAGATCTTGAAGAGCTTCGGTTTCTTCGTATTGAAACTCGTTGTTCTGAAACCCTCTCATTGGGGCATAGAAATAACCACTAGGTAACCCGAGATCTGAGTCTACTTTATTCTGAGCCTTCCAATTATCGGAGTTAAATGTAGCCTTTATTGTAGCAACATCTTCTGCGTACTCAGGGGCAGTGGGATCAAGTTCCAATGACTCAAATACAATGTTAACAAGTTCATCCGCAGTAGCGGCTCTTGATTTAGATGTGATTAACTTAAAGGCTTCTTCTTGAGTAATTTGACCCGTTTCCAAAGCGCGGGAAATAGTAGTGGCGTTCATCCTTGCCCACAGACCCATGATACTTTGACTTGGGTTACTCGCTCCGTGTTTTAACAAACGGGTAAGTTTACTGTTTGACCTAGCATTATTTACTATAGCGGCAGCTTCTCTGTCGGAATAACCTGACGGTGCAAACTCGCCGCTTTCATTCTCGTACAAAGATTCGTCGTAATGTTTTTTGATGAGCTCACGATCTCTTTTGATATCGGCTTTATATTTCTTAACAATCTCAGTAAGTTCTTCTCTTCCGGTCTCACTTAGACCCTCACCCGCCAATGTGTTTTCGTGGTCATCTATTTTCTTTTGAGCAGTGTCTATCTTATTTTGAAGATCTGCTTTCGCTTCGTTTAACAACCCACGGACATGTCTATTAAAAGTTCCCGCAGATAGCGCTTGAACATACCTACCGAAATCGGTTTCGGAAACACCGTAGTCACGAAGTAATTTTAAAATAGGTTTACGGAATCGTGAATCAAAATCTCGAGAAGCTATTTTAACTTTTGCATAGGTGGGCAATATAACACCCATCATGTCAAAGAAGTCTCTACCGTCCGTGCCAAATTTAAGGTTTAATTTATCATTTAGCTTAATAGCCAAATCCTCAAGAGATGCATGTTGGTTGAATAAAGTTACGCGTACTTTGTATCGCCATTCTTCGGGTATCTTGTTAAACCCGGCTCTAACCGTTGACATGACGGAAGCGGCTATTCTTTCGGAGAATAAAGCGGGCATCTCAGAAACAAGGGTAAGCTCGGATCCAAGAGTCTTATTTTGTCTTTTTTGTTTCCCCCGATTTACCTTTTCGGCGATGTTTTTTGGAACGATTCCATATAAAGATATACGGTTAACATCGTCTTCGGTTAAGCTGGATATATCTAGTATAAAATCACCTAAAGTAGCTTCGGGTTTAGGCGCCATGAAAGGTTCGTATTGATACTCGAACATGAGTCTGTGAATACGATCGAGAAGTTTAGTTTCTAGTTCTCTTCTTAAATGTGCACTTAAAGGGCCGGGCTTACCATTATTAATAAGATGAGCACTTCTGTCCTCATAATACTCAAGTTCGGTATTTACTAAGCCTTTTATTAGGTCTTTCACAGATTGGTTTTCCCAAAATACAGGAGGAGTTTTTATTTTCGCGTTTCTACCACCGCTTTCATGCACAAATCGCTCGGCGGTCATATTTTGCAATTCTGCTTCCTGCTCTGTAAATAAAGCAGTATAACTCGCAGCTTCCTCCTGACCAGCATTTTCCTGAGCATTAAAAACATCGGGATCAAACCCCGATAGATCATCGAAATTCATAGGATCTGCTTCCGACTCAAATTTTCGGAGTCTTTCATTCCTTTTTCTTTGCTGCTCCTTATACTCTCTCCAATTATCTAAAAGATTTTTATCTCTAGTGTTTTTATAGACATTGTAAACTTCTCTATATAAACTAACCATACCCGGAGTCGCGTTGTAATGCAGAGGAGTGTACATATTGGTACCCTCGGGTATTGGGTAATCTAGCATTTTTAAATTAAGCCCTTCACGCTCTTTGCGAGCCATTTCAGCACCTATGGGGTTATTTTTAGGGTCTTTCATGTCTGGACCCGTCATTTTTTTCTCTACTTTCTTAATGGTAGGCTTAGGCAGCTTCATAGCCTTTGCAAACTTCATTATTGCATTAGGTATGTGAGTGCTGTACATCGCAATTCGAATAGGTTGCTCTTTACCATCGGGGTCTTTATCTTCCCTGTGAAATGCAATTTTCGATTTACCCTCAATAATAGCTTTTTTTACTATTGTACGAATACCCGCATTTATCCAACCCATGTTCAATGGAGGTCTTCCGTGATCCATAAGAACTTGGTCGTCAGATCTGTCGTAAAAACCTGGCGGTTCGGTTGGATCTGTTTCGCCTTGGTAGTGTTGTTCCATTGCAAGTTCTTCATCCTCGGTAAATATTTCCGTCACAGGAGGCCCACGCCTAACTTTAGCTATTTCACTCCTTGATTTTTGGTTCCAGTCAGATTGAAGTTCTTCCACCCGAAGAACATCTTTAGCTAATTGGTAGGTGGCGAAGAATATAGTGTTATCAAAGGTAGCCCAGCCGTCATGCCCTCTGTTCTTGTCAAAATCGATGGCATGTTGCTTTTCATAAGAATCGGGTTCCCAATTTGGATTTCTGTTTAAAGGCTTGCCTTCGTTTATTTCGAAGAACTTTTTTTGATCGGGATTTTTATCAAGATGTTCTGCAACATACATACTTTGTTCATCCCAACGCATGCTTGGCCGGTGTGCGGAGAGAACTTTAAAAGGAGGGCCGGCGACAGTGAATTCCTCAGCCTCTGGATTATAGAATTTATCTGTATCATCTGGTAGGGGTGCGGCGCCCGGCTCACTTAAAGCATCAAGATATTCAGTACCAAGGTTAACTGCCTCAAAATAGGCACCTTCAGGCGTATCTGTATCCCCCAATTGCTCATTAACTCGGATAGTTGGGGCATTTGCGTCTAACCATCCTTCGATAAAGTCGGGGGTAATAGATTTAGCGGGTACATTCTTTAACATATGCATGAGACCCATGTCTTCAGCATACTCTGCCATACCGGCGACTTTTTTAATCTCGGCGATCCATTGTTCCGGCGACCGGCGAGTAGCGCCCGACATTCTGATGTTAGGTAGAAAGTAGTCACGCATGACTTCGGGCATACCGAGTTGATTTTCGGGAGAGTATTCGGATCCTAGAAGTGGTCCTTTGCCTCTCTTTTTCTTTCTCTCTGCGGCACGGATCTCTGCGTCTTCTTCTTGATTCTCTATGTAAGTTTTTAGTCTTTTCTTAACTTCGGCATCAGTGTTTACGCTTTGAATATGATCTTTATGCAAAGCTCCTTTTATAACTGCTCTAGCTTGGTCGGGGGTGATTTCTCCTTTACTGAAGAGTCTTCGGAGCTCAGGTTGTGCAGCGAGCTCAGCATCCGACATATTTAAGTATTTACCAACCTTACCCCAAACGGAACCGGAGCTAAGCTCGCCCAATGATTTAAAAGTAGCTTGGCTATCGTCTTTGTAAAGAGCATCGGCAATAACATCGCTTTTTAAACTTATACCGTCGCGGAAATCAGTATCCTCATCTATCTGACTTTCTACCTCGGTAGCTTCTCCAATATTCTCTACGCTTGCTCCTTCTGGGCTGTCGGGGTCTATTTCCTGCTTTTTCCCGTCTTTATCAAATGCTTGGCTCTCGCCTTCGGTCGCTATCTTGTCACCGAATTTTTCCTCCATGCCACCCATTTGTGCAACGCGCTTACGAGTCCATTGAATAAAATAACCGAATGCAAATTGCTTTTTAGCATTAGCTTCTTGTGCTGTAAATTGATCGGCTTTTTTAGGTATAGTAGTATCTAAAGAACCACCCCATCGATTTTTAAAGCTAGACCATTCCGCTTTCGTCATCCCACTTTTTAGTAGATTGTACTCAGCTATGGCTCGCTTCATAAGATCGCTCGGAGTTATACCCGCGTCAACTACGCCTTTCTTACCCGCTGTAATCTTACCGTAGTTAGAAACAATCTTAGACATAATACCTGTCCAAATTAAAGCACTCCCGGCGGGACCCCCTTCAGTAACCCTGCCCTGTTTATTGGTGTCGGGGAGGGCGACCATATTATTAAGACCGTTCTTTTCAACCATATTCCCGACAACTCGGGGAGACATTACGGTACGGTTGGAATGTCTTTGATCTTCTTCCGCTCTGGAAAGAGACGCATCTAGTTCTCTTATTTCGGGGTGACTTATGATAGTTGTGTCTTTAGATATCTGTCCTGACTTTTTAAGCTTAGCGGCTAATCTTCGAACATAGTTATATTCTTTTTCTTTACCTATGCCGTTAAGCCACTCGTCTTGCCATGTACCTTCTCTAGGTTTTTCATTAGCTAAATCCGCGTCATCTACGATAAGGTCGGCAGGCATGTCCTTTTCTTTACCGGTGTTCTTGGAAATTGTAGAAGTTTCACTACCACCTTCGTCCGGCGTACCAATGACCGATGGAGATATACCCTTGGCCTGAGCTTCAATGTCTGCCATATCGTCTTCTAAAGCCAATCTTTGACCCTCGGTAGGTTCAATCCTGCCCTCTGAATTCTTTTCAACTTTTGTTGATTCGCCGGACTCTCTGTCTATAGCAGACCTAAACAAGTTAACCTCGCCAGCCATTTCATTTTGAGGTTCAACATACAAGGCTAGTATTTCTTGCCTAAGTTGATCTTTAGTGTACCCAAAGTCCCGCTCAGCACCCATTAAATCTATTAAAATTAAATCGGAAAGACCTAATAAATTTATATTTTTTCTGCTTCCCCCCATTTCGTGCCGGATACGCTCGTATAAACCGAGTAGTAAAGAAGGTGTATTACCTTCGGCATCTCTTCTTAATTTCGTTTGTTCATACTTACCCCCACCTTGAGCTTGAAGCCTAGATCGTTTAGAAGCACCAGCGGGGTCGTACTGACCGGTAAGATTTGCCTGCATTGAAGCAACTCGTCTTTTAGAAGTGACCGAACTTTCGCTAAGTGCCGCTAGAATCATAGTGGCCACCATTCTAGCGGTTGTAGCGTCTATTTCGTGGTTTTCTAAATTAGAAGGATTTTTAAAACTCTCAAGCAAACCGTAATCACTTCCGCCGGATTTATCCCTAGCTAATCGTTGTATTTGCCGTGCGGGAATTTCTTTCGTACTTTTCTGCCTCGGTCCGGCACTTGTAATCCCCGTTTTACTTTTACCTACCAAGGCGTCCTTAATGGACATATATTGTCCTAGTACGGGCGACATTGGATCTCTAAAGTTTTCCTTCTTAACCCTACCGCCTAGGCTGGCTTGCTTAGCGGGGGTGTGCCGGAAAGGGTTTACGAGTAACTCCTTAGTAACTCCGTTTTCTTTTTTATTTCGCCTTTTTGGTATAGACGCCGCGGGCAGTTCGTGCCAAGCAACCGTCTTACGAGCCTGTGCTTCAGTAACGGGTTTAAGTGTATATTCTATTTTACCACCAACGGGCTTACTGCCTACTATTTCAAATGCGTAGTAATTTTGCGAAGGTACGAACCCGGAATATCCCCCGGCATAAGGGCCTTTAAAATTAACAAAATGACCAACCTCCCCTACATTCTGCGGTAAGGTTACAACGGTTGGTGTCCCGGCATCTAAAGCCTTATTAAGGTCGTTGACAACTTGTTGGTCGGCAATTTCGTGAACCCCATAAGGGATTAGCACATCGTCGATTAAAGGAGGTTCGGCTGAAAGTTCTGAAAAGTTTTCTTCGAAAAATGAGCCTATCTTTTCTACCGCATCGTTGATTTGAGTAACCGTTAATGTTCCCCCTAATCCTGCGAAAATATCGTCAAAGTCGGCAGTATTAAGTGCATCAGCTAAAGATTCATTAGACTCGAGACCTGGTATTAAAATCTCTCTAAGCACATCTATCGGTTTAACAGCTATGGCTGCTTTAAGAAGTTTTTGCTTCTGCTTTGCACTTAAATCTCTTCTGCTTTTAATGTCCGCCAATCTTGCTTTTTTAATATCCGAAATGGCTTTATCTATTGAAACTTTTAAAGAACCGTTATCTAGTTTTGAATTAGATTCTATTGCGTCTACGGTATTATTTAATTCGGTAGAAATATTTCTAGCTTTAGTTTTCGCTTTTTCTGCTCTAAATTCAGCTGCAATTTTGTCAGCATTTGCCTGTTCTTTTGCAAGCTCTGCTTTTGATATAGTCCTTGCATTAGATACTTTATTTAAATCTTCGGCGGTCTTTCCGGAAACCGCCACAACCTTACTTTCGGTAGCTTTTTTAACTTTCTCTTCAGCGATCTCTTTGGCTTTTTCCTTACCTTTAAAAGTCTCTTCTTGTTTTATTATTCGCTCTCTTAAATCTTGTGTGTCGTCATCCCTAGCAACACCACCACTTTTAACAACGGACTTTGCGGACTCTTTAATTTTACTTGAAGGGCTTTCTTTTTCCGGTGACTGAGCATCCTCACTTACCCCCGAGCCGCCCTTTTGCTCTTCAGATGCTACCTCTCGTGTCACATCTGAAGCTTCTCTAATCCGTTTTTGAGTTGCTGGGTCTGATAAATCGGCTTGGGCAAACGGATCACCTTCTCCTGCCGCGTCTCTTTGAGCTTTCTTATCTCCCGCTCTGTTTTGAGATCTTCTATATTCCTGAGGTAACGCTGCCCAATTTTCATACCCTAGAATTCTTGCCCACACATCTTTAGTGTTCTTATCCCACTTAGACATGTTTGAGAGATCTACTTCAAATGGGTTATAAATACCCGAACCATCTTCCGCGATTTCTTCATCTGAAAAATAACTTGCGCGGTTAGACTCTAAGGTAACGGGGTCAAATCCTAAATTCTTAAGTAGCTCAATTCTAATTGCGGATTCTTGATTAGCATCGGCTGGAAAGAATTGATTGGCGTTTTCATCAGAAGTAATAAACTTCATCAAAGTCTTTACGGCTTTTTTAATACCCGTATCAACCTTAGTGCCGCCAGCTACACCACTCTCAATAGCTAGAGCCGCAGCTACCTGACCGGTAAACCATTCGGCGATCTGTATATTTTCACTAGTACTAGAAAATGATTCGTTGACTATACTTAACTCGGAGTTCGAAAGATCGCTTAAGGATTCAACTGACCTACCGAGTTTATATTGAGCCCAAGCTATCTTTCTTGCTTCTTCCTCAGGCAAGGCTTTAGTGTAGAGATCCCTCGCTTGCTCAGGTGTGAAAAACATATCCTGAATGTAGTGACCACCTTCGTGAAGGAATACAAACGGAGTGCTGTCTTGCCTACCTTGTAGAGCTTTGTTGTTTAACCATATAACACCATTGCTGTAAGCACCTCGGGTGTTTTTGTTTTTAAAAGGTGTACGGTCGGCAACAACGATTCCGAGGTCACCAATTTTACCCGCGGTTTGAGCAAAACCGACCATTTTTTGAACTAAGAAACCGGTAGGAGAATTTAAATCCATACCGGTCTGTTCAACTACATAATCTAAATAATCTTGAGCTGTGTTGAACCTTCTGCGCTCATATTTAAATCCGGCTTGGTCTACTTGTTCAATATAACCGCCGGCAGTTTTTTCTCTACTAATAACATTAGCAGTAGCTCCGGAAATATCTTCCATTGCATACCCGCCAAATTTTGACTTGGCGTAGTTCATTGCGAAGCCTAAACCTCCTGGTCCAAAAGCCTCTACACCCATTTCGGCAATTATAGCTTTCCAATCTAATTTTTCACCGGGGTCTAAAGTAAGTAATTGACCAATTGCTTCACCAGCGCCTCCTAAACCTCCTTGAACACCTAACTCCGCAGCCATACCGGCTGTAATGCGCCCGTTGCTTGCGTGTACGCCAGATCTTAATTCCTGCCTGAACGCTTTCATACCGTTTGGTAGTTTCTTTAAAGCGGAAGGGTTTTTAAATAATTTTAAAGTTTTACCCGCTACACCTGCCGATAGCATATCTAAAATGGCAACTGGTCCCGATTTTAATGTAGCTTGGTTCCTGAGTTCAGTCATTAACTCGGGATTGTTAAAAGCGGCCATTAATTCGTTAGGATTGTGCCAATCAACGCCAGCTTTTTCTAGCTCCGACATTAGCGCACCTACATACTCCATAACAAACGAAGACACGCCGACCGCTACTTTCATACCTCTAGCCGCCCCTACTTTAGCACCCGCTAAAGCACCTTTTGGCCCACCTACGGCGCCTATAGTGGCGCCTATACCCGCTGAAGCTCCAACTACTCGGGGCGCTTCTGTTGCGTATGTGTTCATAAACCCTACTATGGTTTCTACAACCATCTCGGGAATTGCGTCAGCGTGCTTTAAAAAGTGTTGTATCCCGTCCCAGAAGCCGTCCACTTCTGTCATTTTGTATTTCGTATATGACTCAGAGTTCTCGAGACCTTCCATCTCGGTCATTATGTCAATAAATTGTTGAGCATCTGCTTTACTAAAATCAGCTAAACCGGCGAGCTGTGGTACAAAATCGGTAGCGTCTTCGAGTAAATCACCACTTTTCCAAGCATTTGCTAAGTGCCCATAATAACTATCCGACCGCCCTTTGTCGGCAACTTCCATCCCGAATCCCGCTTGGATAGCTGAATTTAAGGAGGCATGAT